GCGCAAAAATTATGAAGTCTTTCGGTCGGAACTCTGCGACGATGCCGGATGGATCGCGCTGGTATGTGCGCGCGGCGAACCCTTCTATCGGTCACGGAATGAGCGTGGATCTAATTTGCGCCGATGAGATCTTTGACATTTCGGAGATCACAATGGCAGGCCTGATTCCAACACAGCGAGTCCGCAGGTCTCCTCATCTGGCACTCTTCAGCACAGCGGGCACCGAGTCCAGTGCGCTCTTCATCAGACATAGAGAGAACGCGCTGCGACTTATAGACACAAATAACCCTTCTAACTTTTACTTTGCGGAATGGTCTCCACCTCCGACGATTGACCCAATGCAAGAAGCGTCTTGGTCGTGGGGGAATCCGGCACTTGGACACACTTTGACGATGGACACTTTGCGCGCCGAATCTAAAGATCCTGACCGCTCAAACTTCCTACGCTCCTCTCTCAATATGTGGATTGCTTCAACCCAATCGTGGATCCAGACGCATCTCTGGCCTGATCTTGAGTACGACGGCCCGATCCCTACTGGCGGCGTGATCTCGGTAGAAGCATCTATGGATGAATCCCGCTACTTTGCGACTCGATCAGTTTCGCTCGGTGACGGTCGCACCTGTGTCTCGGTTGCTTTCACTGCCGAAACTACCAAGGAATTGTGGGCGCATGTCGCAGCATTGGCGGCGGATCCTGCAATCAAGTTCATCTTCTCACCGACAATAGACGCACACTGTCCGCCAGTCTTTGAGCGTAGGCGCGTCGTAATGGGCTACAAAGAGATACTGCAATACACCCCCATAGTAAGAAACATGATTAGCGAAGGACGCATCGTTCACACTGGCGAAGCAATGCTTGCCGAACATGTTTGTCGAGCGGTAATGGTCAGAACGCAGGGATCCATAGCAGTCAGTTCGCAAAAGTCAGCCGGACCGATCGAGTTATGTCGCACGATGATATGGGGAGCGGCGGCAGCTGCACGACCAGGAAACTCCCAGAAGCCGATGCTGGTAACTGTCAGTCAGTAACATCATCTTGGCACTCGTCCGCTTGCTTGCCTGTCGTCGGGATACCGCGAGTCACTGGGCGAGTGCCACCACAATCCGAGCGCAATGTGTAATCTTGTGCTATGGGAATCTTTGATCGCAAAGTAAACAAGGCTGCTATCAGTCCCGCGCCTGCCAAAGCCGCTGCAGCTGGAGCAATGAACCCCGGCTACAACTCCAGCAATGTCGGCGCAAATATGATCGGTCAGTATTACACCTACCGAGAAGGCCAACTTCGCGCGGCAGCAATCTCGATCCCTGCAATCTCACGCGCACGCGATCTCCTTGCGTCAGTAATTGGCTGCATGCCATTACAGATGTATAACGAAATGTGGAACGGCGAAGAAATGGAACGCGTCTATATCGCCCCCCGATCTTGGCTGCGTCGCCCAGACCAAACCGTTCCCTACAACTTTTTAATGTCATGGACTTTTGATGACCTCTACTTTTATGGGCGCGCTTTCTGGTACATCACATCGCGCACCGCTGACGGTTATCCCGCAACTTTTAGCAGGCTCCCTGCCGGATCAGTCACCACTACCGACATGGCAGGTCCCGTTTGGTTCGCACCTTCTAAAGAAGTTTATTTTCAAGGCGGACAAATAGACCCAGTAAACCTTGTGCAATTTTTGTCGCCAACTCAAGGCATGGTCTATTCATCGCAAGCCGCCATTGAAACAGCGATCAAGATTCAAGACGCGAGGGCTAGAAACGCGAGCAGTTCCATTCCTGCCGGGGTGCTTCGTCAGACTGGCGGTGAGCCTTTAAGCGCGCAAGAATTGGCTGATCTTGCTGCAGCGTTTAACACTGCTCGAGCAACTAATCAGACTGCGGCTCTTAACGAATTTCTCAGTTACGAACCCACGACGATGAGTCCAGATAAGATGCTTCTCATTGAGTCTGCCAACTACAGCGCCCTTGAAACTGGCGGTCGTATTGGCAATGTTCCGCCATACTTGATCGGCGTATCTACAGGATCATATTCATATCAGTCATCGCAACAGGCTCGAATGGACTTGCTGTTTTTTGGCGTGAAGTTGTACGCCGATGCGATAGCAGAAACATTGTCTATGAATAATGTTTTGCCTAACGGAACTTATGTGTCCTTTGATTACGAATCGTATTTAGAAGACAATTACTTAGCAGACAAAATGGACATGCCAGTACAAGAAGACACTCAACAGGAGATTGCAAATTCATGATTAGATTCACAGCACCATCCGCCAGCATTGATGCAGCTGCAGGAGACGGCACACCATCACGAACCATCACAGGAATCGCAGTTCCTTACGGAGTAGCAGCAACAGTCGCCGACGGAACCGAAGTCATCTTTGAGCAAGGCAGTCTTCCAATCGAAGGCAAAGCCCCTCGCCTATACATGAACCACGACAGCAATCAAGCCATCGGAATTGTCACCGAGCGCGTAGACACTCCAGAAGGCATGCTGTTTAGTGCCAAGATCAGCAAGACCGCCGCAGGAGACGAAGCCCTGCAGCTCGCTCTAGATGGCGTACTGGATTCGGTATCGGTCGGAGTAAACCCAACTAAGACTCGAGCAAACAAAGATGGATCGCTAACAGTGTTAGCAGCCGACTGGATTGAGTTGTCTATGGTGCCAGTTCCTGCATTTGCTGGAGCCATGATTACAGACATCGCAGCGAGTATCCACCACGAAGACGAAGAAATAAGTATTATAGAAACAGAACCTACACAGGAGAACGAACCCATGTCAGAGCCAACAGTCCCAGCAGTAGAAGCAACAATTCCAACTGCACCAATTCCAGCACAAGCAAAGCGCGAATTTAAATTGCCAACAGCTGGCGAATTTATGGCTGCGTATCACATCGGCGGAGATACTTTTGCAAACATGAACGCAGCAGTATCGGAATACACCAAATCAAAGCGAACAGTGTTTGAAGCAGCTGCAGGCGATGTCCTTACCTCGGACACACCCGGCCTCTTAAATACCGTTGTGCTGGGACCCCTCGTACAGGATCTAAATTTTTTGAGGCCTGTAGTCGGAGCTCTTGGAGCTCGCGCTTATCCTGACAACGGACAGCAAAAAACTTTTATTCGTCCGACGATTACGACACACACAAGCGTCGCTTCACAAGCAACCGAATTGTCGGCAGTTTCAGCGACCACAATGGTCATTGCTTCCAACTCGGTCACAAAAACAACTCTTGCGGGTCAAGTAACTTTGTCCGCTCAGGACATTTCGTTCACCTCGCCAGACGCGATGCAATTAATCTTGAATGACCTCATGGGCGAATACATGATCGCATCCGATAACTTGGCTGCAGATAACTTGCTTGCCGCTGCAACTTCATCGGGCGTATGGGACGGAACAGTAGCCGACTTGCTGAAGAGCGTTTACGACTCTGCCGTAGACATTTCAAGTAACCGCAACTGGACACCAACACACATGTTTGTATCGCCTGATGTTTGGGGTCAAATGGGACAACTTGCAGACACCACAGGACGCCCAGTGTTCCCATTCATCGGTGCAGGTCTTACAGGCCAGAACGCACTCGGCGGCGGAAACGCAACATCATGGAACGGCAACCCACTTGGGTTGCAATTAATCGTGGACTCGAATTTTGCCGCCAAAACTATGGTCATTACAAGAGTTGGTCAAGGTCAAGGCGACGCTTTCGAATTTTATGAATCAATCCGCGGATTGATGAGCGTAGAACAGCCTTCAGTGTTGGGCCGTCAAATGAGCTTCCACGGCTATGTCTCAACCTTTGCCGCAATCTCTGGAATGATCCGCAAGATCACACAGGCTTAGTCGAGAGCGGGGCTACCGCTCATGGCTGTTTACAGCATTACGCAGAAATACCTCATAGACAACTACGCTGTAGTTCAACTTCTGACCGATGCAGAAATTGAACTCGGCGCAAGTGTCGTCCTTGCCGGGGTAGATGCAACCTTTAACGGAACTTACACAGTCCGCGCATTACCGCAGTACCTGTATGTCGGCATTGATACCGAAGGCGATCTTCTTTACGATGTAAACATTCCGATCGCTAATCAAGTGCTGGTTGCAAAGACCGCGAGCAATGTCACGCGCACCGCTGCTACTGGCACGCTAACTATTACGCAGACTTGTACTTGGGTCACTGCCGCGATGCTTGAGGACTGGCTCGGTATTGGTACAGCGACCGCAGCTGACGCCGCATTCCTCACTATCTGCGCTTCGGCATGCTCACAGTTCGCGTGGCGCCGAAGAATGGAAGCAGGGTATATCGATTCATTGACAACAGTTCCGTCACAAGATGTCCTACTTGGGACGCAGATGTACGGTGGCGCGCTGTACCGCCAACGCGGATCAGTAGATCAATTTGCTTCATTCCAAAGTATGGGAGTAACTCCAGTCTCGGGTCTGAACGGAATGATCCGACAGCTCCTCGGGATTGACCGTCCGCAGGTCGCCTAATGGCTGTACCTAACTACACGGATCTATTCAACGAAGGCTTTGACGATCTAGTCACAAAGCTCTCAACGGTCGTAGGGCTCCAAATAAATAACGATCCGCGGAATATCACTCCGCCTTCCTGCTTTGTCAATATCGACTCGATTGATGGGTATAACTACAATGTCGCCAAATTGAACTTTACTTTGCAGATCATCACGCTCGGCCCGGGCAACCTAGACGCCCAGAAGAGCTTACTCAACATCCTCGCCCAGATCTACGCACTCAATATCGGAGTCGTATCTGGACGCCCTACAAACCTAGACATCGGGGGCTCGACGCTTCCTGCCTATGAGCTCTCGGTCTCAACTGTCGTGCAGACCGCCTAATCCACACTCTGACTCTCATTATGTGCCAAACTAAATCCAACACTTCCAAGGAGTAACTCACATGGCAACTTCAACTATCCTCTCAAATCCGCAAGTCAAATTTGGATCGGTCGATCTTTCGGGCTGGTGCACTTCGGCAACCTTGACCCGAACTGTCACCGCACTAAACGACACGGTCTTCGGAAACACAGCAAACACTTTCACCGCGGGTCTCGAGGATAATGAATTGAGCGTAACCTTATTTTTGAGTTACGAAGCCAGCGCCACTTACGCCACACTTGCACCGCTTGTCGGCACAAAGTTTGTCGTCACGGTAAAGCCAACGACCGCAGCTGACTCGGCTACGAACCCCGGCTTTATTTTGACCAACACATATCTTGAGTCGCTACCTGTAATTTCGGCTTCGCTCGGTGAGCTCCAGTCCGTAGATATTTCTACGATGGGCGGCGTCTACAGCGTGGATGTAACTCCATAAATAACGGCCTTCCTTGGCCCGACGAAAGGAAACATAATGAAGATCAAACTCACGCTTACACGCGGAGACAAAAAAGAAACACTCATCACAAACCTCTTCGCAATCGCCGAATGGGAACGCTTAGAGAATCGTCGAGTATCTGACGGACGCGGTATCGGTGCATCAGACATGGCTTGCTGGGCATACATCATGCTCGGAATTAAAGGCGAGACACTTCCTGCTACTTGGCGCGAATGGCTTAAAGCGAATCCAGATGTCGAGATTGGCGTAGAGGATGCAACTGATGTAAACCCTACGGACGCGGCTACAGGCGACAACTCGCCGAACTTGTAGTCGCGACTGGGTGGGCTCCCACTTTCTACGCTGACACCTTCGACACGCGAGATCTAACTACCATTGTCGCAGTGCTAGAAAAACAAAACAAAAAGAGGTGATATGGCTGACGGGATTGAAACTCGAATAGAGGTCTACGGCCTTAAGGAAGCGCTTAAAGAGTTGAACAAGATTGACAAGTCTCTACGGCGCGAGATTACTAAAGATTACAAAAGGATTACAGCAGGACTAGTCTCCGACATTGAATCCGCTATACCCCTAAATTACCCTCTGTCAGGTTGGCAGAGAAGCTGGTCTTTGCGCGGCTCCTATCAGGTCTTTCCTTGGCCTACCGAGCACAAAGTCAAAGCGTACATAAACACAAAACCGCCAAAAGAGTTCCGACAAAACACAGTGAACCTGACGACCTTTGCTATTAAATGGCTTGGCGCGGCAGCTTCATTCTTTGACTTTTCAACTAGTAATCGGATGGGCGCTGCATTAACAGCCAAGTACGGAGATTCATCGAGAGTAGTATGGCGTCAATATGAAGCACACAAAGACGATCTCAATAGTGCTATGGAGACGCTAGTGGATCGCGTCGGTAAAGCCGTCGGACAGAACTTGAAAGCACAATAGTCATGGCTGTAATCCTTCCAATTATTACCGAGTTTGATGCCAAAGGCACGCAGAAGGCAATTAAAGAGTTCCAGAAGCTTGAGGGCGCGTCAGCAAAAGCACAGTACGCAATTAAAAAGTCTGCAGTCCCAGCAGCCGCAGCTGTCGCAGGATTAGGAGTCGCTCTTGTAGGCGCTACCAAGGCGGCAATGGAAGACCAAGCCGAACAGGTACAGCTTGCACTTGCGCTTTCTAATGTCACTGGGGCTAGTGAGGCACAGATCAAAGCCGAAGAAGACATGATCACGAAGATGAGTTTGGCGTCGGGCGTGGCGGACAGTGAGCTTCGTCCGGCTTTGGCGGCACTGACTCGAGGCACGCACGACATTGAGGAAGCCAACAAAGCTCTCGCACTTGCTCAAGACATCTCCGCCGGCTCTGGTAAAGATCTCGCAACGGTCTCGGATGCTCTTGCCAAGGCTTACGGCGGCAACATGAAAGCCCTCGGAGCCTTATCGCCAGAGATCAAAGCAATGGTCAAAGATGGCGCGTCACTAGATGACATTATGAATGTCCTCGGCGGATCGTTCGGTGGAGCATCCGCAGCCGCCGCCGCCACTGCCGAAGGTGGAATGAAGCGTCTCGGAATTGCATTAGCAGAGACCAAAGAATCAATCGGTGCAGCACTGATCCCAGTAGTCGAAGCGCTCCTTCCGTATCTAATCGCTTTTGGCGCGTGGGCACAGGAACACACCAAAGTCTTTCTCATTGTTGCAGGAGCGATCGGTGGGATCGCATTGACGATCTTGGCTCTTAATGCTGCTATGAAAGTTTATGCAGCCGCGCAGATGATCGTGAACGGCGTAGTAGCAGTGTTTAACGCGCTGCTACTGGCGAACCCTGTAACGCTTGTGATCTTGGCAATCGTCGCATTCATTGCCATTCTTGCCGCGCTTTACTTCAAGTTTGAGACCGTCCGAAAGATCGTAGACACAGTATTTGACGCAATGCTCGCAGGCGGTAAAGCAGTCTTTGACGGACTCACTACCTACTTCAGCGCAATTTTTAACATCTACAAGTCACTCTTTAACGGCATCGCAAAACTTTGGAACAACACCGTAGGCAAACTCTCCTTTGAGATCCCTTCGTGGGTGCCCGCAATAGGTGGCAAAGGCTTCTCCGTGCCAAATATTCCATACTTGGCAGACGGTGGAATCGTGACAGGGCCCACGCTTGCAATGATCGGCGAGCGTGGCCCTGAAGCGGTCATCCCACTATCGGGACGCGGCGGTGGAATGGGCAACTACACGATCAACATCAACGGCGGTCTTGGCTCCAGCGCAGAGATCGGCACAGCTGTCGTAAACGCAATTCGAGCATTCAATAGGCAGAATGGCCCTGCAAACATAGCGGTCGCCTAATGGCAGGCGTAGCGGTAATTGGGTCAGGTAACTACGACCTAGAGATTGACACCGGATACATGTGGGACGCTTTCACATTGGACGACGATCTCAAAGGCGAACTGAATAACACCGAATATGTGCTGAATGGTGTGAGTCAATATGCGTCGGTCATGGATGGCACGATCGGACTCACAGCAAAGCGCGGACGCCAAAACACAGGCGACCAATTCGCTTATGGCACAATGAGTTTTACATTGAACGACACTTACGCGGACGGAGTGTTCAACCCTTTTGACACAACTTCGCCTTACTACGATCCAGAGAACGAACAGCCCGGACTAGCACCGCTTCGACAAGTCCGCTTCTCTCGCTATGACTCGCTCAATGTAAAGAAGTATTTGTGGGTGGGCTACATCGTGAATTACGACTACACCTTCACGCTTGGCGGACTTGACACAGTGACCGTGAACTGCGCGGACTT